TCTGGATTATAGTTGGACATACTTGGGTCAGTACAACCATAAGTATAAGGAATACAAGGAACGAGATTGCTAGGAGCATTTGCTAAAGGGTTATAATTAAACATTGTTGAATCCATGCAACCATAAACAAACTCAATACAGCTTCCGTCGTCAGTGTTAGCTAATGGATTATAATTAAACATTGTTGGGTCAGTACAACCATACAGATATGCTATACACGTGTCAGGAGTATTTGCTAACGGGTTATAATTAAAGGCTAAACTTTCCATACATCCATATATAACAGGTACACATCCACCATTATCAATGTTTGCAGTTGAATCATAATTAAACGCTGTACTATCCATACATCCCCATACCGCTTTTACAATACAACTACCATCATCATAATCAGCTACAAACCCTTGTGTGTAATACTCTAAGTAACTAGAGTTAGTACACCCAGGTGTATAATAACAACTACTATCACTAGTGTTTGCTGTGCTATCATAATTAATAGCTAACAAATCTAAACATCCAAATACTTTTTCTTCACAAGTGTTGCCACAATTTGTTATAATGTGGTATGGTAATAAAGGTTGTATAAACGGAGGTTGTATGCTTATAAGTGTATCACCTTCTGGATTTATAAAAGTAAAACCACATTCTATTGTTGTTAAACTAGCTTGTGAAGATATATGAAATCTAAACGTAACAGGGTCTGGCGCAGTTAATCCTACATAATATATATCGTTAAATCCACCAGTGTGAGTAAACTCGTACGACGTGTCAGGATGTATTAACTTTAAATGAGACCCTACCCAACCGTTACCCATTAAATCATGTAGTATTAACGTGTAGACACAAGTGTCTATTAGTTCCATTGTATTAGCATTTGGATCGTAATTGTACATAGTACTGTCTACACATCCGAATATTTTTAATGTTTGGCAACTACCATCATCTACATCTGCAAAAGGATTCCACTCTATATAATCATTATCTGTACATCCATATATAGGAGGACACGAATCAGAAACAAACACATGCGAAGTGTCGTTACCAAACGCGGGGTCAGTCCCGTATATCAACGTGTCGTTACATTGTTTTAAATAATAAGAACCATCTTGTCCTTGCCATAAACTACCATTTAATCCATCTCCATAAGTATCGTACATAGTAAACACTAAAGGCCCTTTTGGTATTTGAACTGGAACAACTACCGTAGCGTAATCAGGCTGAGTATTATAACCACCTCCAGAAGCATAAGTCGTTCCATTTGTATCTTTTATATCCCAACTGGTTTCACTTTGATATTGGTCTAGATTTATTATAACTTTTGCAGGTACCATTTGTAGTGGTGGTGGTTGAGGCATACACTGCGGTACAACTCTATTATGTATCAAACCATTAGTAAACGTACTAACAGGATAATCAATAATTGTATCACCACATATAGTTACGTAATATTCTCCGTTATTTATACCGTCACCATAACTATCAAACATAACAAAAGATATATTAGTTATACTGTCTGGAATATAAATAGTGTCACTATTCATAGTGCTAACAGAAGTATAATAACCATAATCAACGTGTGCTAATGTATCTCCTTGATAAGCGTCTTTGTATAAAGTCCATTTAGTTTCACCTGGATAACTATCTGTTTTTATATGTATAACAACCTCTTTTTGAGCAAGACTTATTAAAGGTAATAATAGTAATAATAATATCTTTTTCATATTACATTTTAACGCAGTTATCAACTCTTTTGCCTCCCTTCATTTTTGTTCCTTGTAATTTATATCCCTTCCAACAAGCCTTACCATCCATACCTTTTTTCTTTTCTAAAGGAGTTTTCATGTATTTAGCCATACCAGGTAAAGCGCTAGATCTCATTTTTAACATTGAGTCAATTTTTCTAGCTTGTCCAGCGTGCATGTTACTAGCTTTTTTAAGTTGGCTAGATATTTCTTTCATTTTCTTTTCGTTCATAATTATTGTTTTAACATTTCCATTTTCTTCTAGCTATATCATTAGGACAATCCCCATTTTTATCTGGGTTTTTACATTTTGGTATACCAGCAGATCTAGCGCAATAAGCATCTTTACGTGGCCCACCTTCAGGTTGAGGTGGTCTTACTTTCTTACCAGGGTTTTCTCTATTGTATTTATCTCTATCCTTTTGTGTCCAACTAGTATGCGGTTTGGTTCTTTTGTTTGTTTGTAAAAAAGGGTTGTTGTGTTGTATATAGGCCATATTAAAAATCACTCATTAATTGATTATCAATTTCTTCTTGTACTTCTTCTCTAGTTGCCAACAACTTAAAACTTAAGTCAGCTTGAAACCTTGCAACTTCTTCACCGTCTTTAAATATTATAATTGTAGGTACAACTGCTATTTTATATTTTTTCTGCGCTTCTGTATCTTTAGCTATATCAATATATCCTTTAGTGTTACAGTCTTTTAAATCCATCAACCAATCAACACCATTAGCTTCATTCCACCCAGCGTTAAAGTGCTTAACCGTTATTTGACCAAACGCGCCGCCAGTAAATAACATAAAAATTAAAACTAACATATATACGCTAAATATTTCCCACGTAACCTCTGAATCTTTCATCTTAATTTATCAATTTTCTCTTCAATACGTTTCATATCTTCCTTGATTTCAGTAACGTCTTCTTGAGTTGTCATAATAGTTTGGCGAATCATTTGATCTTTCATATCAAATTCCATTCTAGTTACTTCATCTGGTGGTATAACCGGAAGTTCTTTTGCGTCAGCTATATCAGCTTGTAGCGTAAACCACATGCCAGCTAATGTAGCTACTCCAAAACCTAATCCTATAATTGTTTTTATACTTAACACGAAACCTGTGTCTTCATTTAATTCTTTTGCCATTTTTATAGTTTACTTTATTATTATAGAATCACTTGTTTTTTATTTTTTTTAATCATGATAGTAACATAAACCGCTTGTGTTACTAGTTTTCATCTTACATCTATCACCGTCAGACTTTATTTTTTTACACTGTACTTTTTCTCCAGTTTTATTTTTTTCTACTTTTTCATGTACTGTACAGTATCTTTTCCCCTCAAGAACTTCCCGTTTACATCTGTTGCCTTTCTTGCTAATAGCAGCACATAAAACTTTATCACCTTTGTCTTTTTCTTTATCTTGTAGTTCAAAATTTTGTTTCTCTAGTTGTAGGTTTTCTTTTTCTTTTTCTTTTTCTTTTTCTTTTTTCTTCTTTTTTTGCTTTTCTTTATTCTCTAGTTTTTTTCTTTCTTTTATGTCTTCCTTTATTTCTAATATATCTTGATCTTTAATACCTAAATCCCAAGTACTCCAACCCATCATTAAAGCCATTCTTTGCCAGTTGCTTATATCTTGTGTTATAGCAACATCTATATTATCTACTTTTTTAACAAGTCTATCTAAAGGAACGTTAAATAAAGCAGATACAATATTACCAAATATAGAGTAAGCAGGGTTGTCAACATTCAACAAACTCATCTCTTGCATGATTTCTTTATTAAACCTATTCGTTTGTATAGCTGAATATATTTTTCTACCCTTAGAGCCTATAGTTGGGGACAATCCAAACAACCTTAACAAAGTGTAAGCGTGATCAGAATTCCATTCCTTTTCTTCTTGTTTTAAAAATTCTTGTACTGTATTTTTTAAAGTAACTGTCGCTTGGCCACCTAAACCAAGACCACCCAAGTAGTTGTCTAGCATGCTGTTAGTAACTCTTTCCCAATCAAAAGCGTCATCTTCGTCATCGTCGCCTATCATTGATCCTAATGCTGACTGAAGAGCTGTAAATAATAAATTTTGCACTACGCCATAGTATAGTATTTTACTTATATTTGTTTTAGTATCACCTCTACGGTTGATTAAATCTTTATAAGATTTTTGTATCAATCTAGCGTACTGCATTGGCGTGTTTTTAAACGCAAGTATATATCTACCAAGTGGACTTCTTTGTTGTTGTGAAATCATGTCTGGCCTTGCAGACTGTTGACTAGCCTCTGCGTTTTCTTGAAAATCTTGGAAAGCCATATCGTGTGCCTGCTCTTTAGAATAACCTTGTTTTATATAACTATTAAATCTGTTTCTATAAAAAGAAGCTCCACCCGAAGCAATAGCAAAACTATCGGCGATTTGGGTAGGTAAAAATCCTTTTTCTAACAACCAGCTCAAAGCAGCTTTAGCTTTGTTTTTACTACCAGCAACAGCATTCGCAAGCTCTGTTTCGTTAACTCCACGTTGTTGCCCACCACGTCTTTGTTTAAGCATGTCAGAATTAAATATCATAGCAAAGTCTTTCCAAAACTGTGGTTGGTTACCAAATGCTATAGCAGCTTTCAAAGGGTTGTTGTCAGACCAGTTTATAAAGTTAATTGCAGATATAGTTTGAAGTAACGCAGATCTCATATTAAAGAACATAATAGCACCAACAGATTGATTAGCCCAATTGTTAAACGCATTTACAATTCTACTACCACGACCCTCTTTGCTAGTACCAAATTCCATAGCGTACAACATGTCCTCTAAAGCTTCTTTAAATCTACTACCGTATAGGGCTTGAATTTTATTCATATTATCTGCAGAAAAAATATTATCTACATTTTGTTTCCATTCAGCTAAAAAGTCCGATCTTTTCATCTCGTTAGCTAGACCATGCAAGTCACTTAGTATAGACTCTACTGTCCAGTATTCAGACGGTTCTACGTAACCAGCCTCTTGTTCTGTAGCTCTACCTATTGTTTCAGCAAACCCCACTAAGTTTTCATTACTTTCTACAAAACTTATCAATGTGTTTAAATCTCTTTTAGATAAACCTGGAACATCAAAACCACCTTTGTTCCACAAATAAACTCTTACAGCTTGTTCAGTTGTAAAGTTTGTGTCACCAACTTTTTCTTTTAACAAACCTTTAACATTAAACTCTTTTAACGCTGTCTTGTATTTATTATTTAAGTTTTGTTTAAACGAATTAATTTCACTTATAGCTTTTGCAAAAGGAGCTATTAAAGCTTTGTCAAAGAAAGCCATTTGTCTTTCTCCAACTCTACCTTTGCCCACAAAGTAATATAACAAACCTTTGAAGTCTTGCGCTGATGGTGGTAAAAAGAATTTATATCTACCTATTTTACCTCCTCTAATTTTTGCTTGAGCAGCTGAAAATCTAGCTTCTGCTTTTATACCTTTTGTTTGTTCTAATATTCTGTTTAAATCTAAAGAAGCGTTTTCCATTATCTCACTAAACTCTCTTTTAGAGTTTTTACTAAAGTTATGTCTAGCTTGTTGAACGCTTGATTTGATATCTAATTGATCTAAAACATCTTTAACAGCTTTAACATTAGGCAGAGCGTCATCAACAAAGTACATGTCATTATACCCTTCTGCGAATTTTCCAAGCATCCATTCTGCTTTAGCTTCTCCAGTACTATTACCTAGTCCCGTAATATTTTCTAATGGTATCTCAACGTTGTTAGATTTTAACCATTCATATATAGCTGGCGCGCTTTCCGCTGGTCTAGCTGTTAATACATACACATTTTCAGATCCATATTTTTTTAATTGATTTTGAAGCTTTTTAAATAAAGGACCTTTAACACCTCCTCTTACGTTAACAAAGTCTGTAAAATCAAACTCATATCCTTGAGCGGCAAAATTAGGCCCCTCTAAAGGCCAGTTACCTGAAGATATTTTTACTCTATCTCCTGTTTTAGGGTCTATAGCTATAATAAAGTTTTCACCTTTGTCTATTAATGTTTCGTCAAAATCAAAAGTACTCATACCTCTTGATGGAGCAACTACACGTGAAGCTAATATAGCTTTATTATACATAACTACTTTGTCGTGGTTTTCTCCAAGTACCTCGTGTACCTTTTTAAAGTTTTGATATTTAGTTATTGGCTTGCCAGTCTTTACGTCTATTAAATCTAAATTTATTTTTCCAAATGTTCTTAGGTTAAAATATCTCATTAGTGGGTCCATGCCTATCATCCAAGTATTAGGCATAGCGGATTGATAACCTACGTCATTTATTAACTTGTCTTGTTCTTTAGGGATTATAGCTACACCAAATTGATCTAATATATTATTAAACTCTAACTGGCTTTGTGCGCTCCCATCTAACACAGAGTTAGCAAAGTATAAAGTAATAATTTTTCTAGGTATTAAATGCTCGTATCTATGACTTTCTTTAGTTGGATTAGTAGTGGTGTATAGTACTGGAGCAGCAGCGGCTATAGGTGTGTTCATGCCAGCATTACCTATCGACAACATTATCATACCAACATCATTTCTATTTATTTTACCCTCGTTCATTAACCTTCCTAACTCACTACTAAGTTTTCGTAAAAACATTTTGTTTCTCATAGAAGAATCTTCTTGAGCCTGTATATCTTTTTGTGTTTTTAGCTTAACAGTAACATCTTGTTTTGTATTTGGAGCTATAACCCCACCAGTTTCTTCTACTCCTTCTAAAACAAACGTATTAAAATCTTCAGCGTTTTTAAACAAACCGTATATGTGGCTATCTAAAGTAGTTACACCTTCTTCTATTTTCTTTTCATAACCAGATATTTTATCTTCAAGTTTTGATATTTTCTTTTTGTCTTTTTGAGCTTTAGCTACTTCTAATTTTTCTGTAGCTTCTAATATTTTTTGCTGCCAATGCTGCTCGTTATATACTAGTTCTCCTTTTTCATTTTTAATTAAAGTTGTCCCTCCTATATTACCAGTATTATACATGAAACTTAAAAACCTTTTTGCTTCGTTAGGTGTTATATTGCTCTCTGTTAAAAGAGTTGACACTGCTTTTCTAGTGCTTTCTATTTGATCTTTATCTTTAAAATTAAGCTGATCCTTAGGTAACCTTATAATCTTTCTTAAATTTTCTTCAAAAGTTAAAGACATTGTTTGCTCGTTGATATAGTTTTCTAAAGTCAACATTTGTTCTCCAGCAAGAGTAGATTCGACTACGTATTGCTCGTAAGTCTCTATGTACGTCTCTAAATCTTCTATAACATCTCCTCTCTTATCACCAAACAAATCTTTTCCGTAAGTCATGTTAAAAGCTTTTCTCATACTGTTACCATGCTTTCTGTAATTTTCACCTAACTTAGGTAGCCCAGCAAAAAATAAAGCTCTATCACCTACAGGTGCTTCATTAACAGTCTTACTAAACATATTTTGAGACATAGAATCTTGTAACGTACCCATGTTTTCTAGAGGCATATTGTTTTCTACAAAGTATTCTCTAGCGGCTTGGTTAGTCATCATTCTTCCAGTTAAATCATGTATAGCTTTGTGGTTTTGACTAGTGTTAGTATCTTTTTTATATAGATTAGGCTTACCTCTTTCTGTTACACCAGCAAAATCAAGTATATCTTTATTAGATATATCAGTTTTTAACATCCACATATAGTCGTTACCGACACGAGGACCTTTATTATAAAACTTTTTTAATACTTTTCTAGGTATACCAATAGATTTTATTATTGAAGGCTTACCTGTTTTTTCATTTATTTTTTCAACTATATGAGACGTTTGAGGAAGCATTAATCTAATAGTTTCAATATGTTTATTCACAAACATTTGAGACTCAAGAAGATCTCCTTTAGTAAGGTTGCCTGGCTTAGGTATTACACCAAACATAGTTTGTGTCATACTAGGAAACATATCAACAGTATTAACACCTATTCTACCTATGTTTTCTTTTGCTGGATCAAACTTACCATCTTTAATAGCTTCTTTAACTTTTAAGTTATACGCTTCAGCGTACTTACCAAACTTTTTATATAACTTAATTAATTTCCCAGCTTTTTCTATATTTTCATTTTCAGCGGCTACCGTAGCGGCTTTTTCTAACCCAGACGTGGCTTCAATTTCTCCTCTCTTTAAATCTTCTAATATACCAGAGTATTTTAAAGGAAGTAAAGTGTTCATGTAAGCACCGAACGGTACCTTTTCTGCATTGTAAGTTCTAGCTAAGTCAGCTAATTTTATATAATACTCAGGAAAAAAGTCATCAAATAATTTTTTCTTGTCTTGTTCTAACTCTATATTTTTTCCAACGTTAGCTGCTTGTGCTGCTAAAGATGTAACTCTTGGTAAATTGTTTTCTACTAATTGATCTTGAATATCTTGAGGTACTATTATTTTACCGTTACCATCTCTTTTAGTTTCACCTCTTTCGTACGCATCTAATATATCTTGCTGTAATTTTTCATTTCTCTTTATTATAGCTGGAGTATTAGCAGCTCTACCTAATTCGTTTTGATCTTTATTTACAGCTTTAGAAAACTGTACGTTTTGATAACGTTTTATTTTTCTTTTTTGTAGTGTTGTTTTATCTTCTTTTAACTGTCCTTTTAATTCAGCTCTTTGAGATAATTGTTTTCTTAATCTTCTACTAACTTCACCTTTTTGTATACTATCTGAAAAATCAGCTACAAAGTTATAAACATCTTCACCTGTTGAAAACTTAGCTCTAACACCAATAGCACCTAATAATCTTTCAAATATTTTACCTAATACATTTAATCTACCATTACTTAAATTCAAATTACCCATAGCAAAAGCATCAGACAGTAAAGTTAAAGCCTCTTCAGCCATTACATTATTATAAGAGTTTTGAAGCTCAACATATCTATCAGATAATTTTTTCATTTCAACTTCTTTATTTTTAATTTGAGAAGCTGTTAATGGCTTACCTGTTGTTGGGTCTATGTTTTGTTGTAGCATCATCCAAGCCTGTTCAATTCTACCCATTTCAGAGTTAGTGCTATTATCTTGATAGGCTTGTAATCTACGATTAAAGTCTCCAGCGTATCCCTTAGGATCTAATGCCATAACATATTTATGTAAAGCACTACCTAGAGCTAGCTGCGTATGAGGATTATTTTCAACCATAGTTTTTAAAGCTCTATGTAAAAACTCGTGAGCGGCAACATTTATATTTCCTCCATTTTTAGCTAATGCACTAGATTTATTTATAAAAATATTTTTACCATCTTTACTAATAAAACCATGTGGATTTTCGTTTAATTGAGATTTAAAGCTTGGTATATAACCATGTTCTGGATTTTTTGAAGGTTTGCCAGTTTCAGGATTTATACCCATAACATCTTCTCCATTTAAATCGCTTTTTAATTCCTGTTGTCTTTTTACTAGGTCTTTATAGTCTTGAGTTCTCTTGTCTGAATGAGTATCTATAATTACTTGGTTTTCTTCAATTTGTCTTTTTATATCTTCTAATATAGCTCTTTTAGTTCCTTCGCCAGTTGACTTCTCTATTATCTGGGTGTCAAACTTCATTTTTTCGTTAAGATCTTTTACATTTTCAGTTATCTTTTTGTAAGCCTTAAATCTTTTCTTTTTTTCTACTCTTTCTAAATATGGACTTATTATGTCCATCTTTGATTGTTCTAAGTTTTTAAGTTTCTTTTGATTGTTTCTTAAAGCTTTATTTTTGTCCTTACCAGACATATCACTACTTAATATATCTTGTCTTTCTTGGTGCGCTTCTTCTAATTGTTCTTCTATGGTCGTTAAGTTACCGTAGTCATTTTGGTCTTGAGCAACTTCTTCTGTAAGTTCAACTTCTGATGCTAAACCTAAATCAAAGAAATCTTTTTTAACGTTGTTAACTTTGTTATTTCTATCTTTGTATTTATTTAATAAATTTTCAGTAGTTGTAAATGTATTAACATCATTATTTATATCTATTTCAATAGTATAATTTTCATTGTTTAACTTACCTTGCTCTTCTAGTTTATTCAAAGCAGCATTAAACTCTTTAGATGTTTTGTAATTTAAAGTTGTACCATTTTCAGTGATTGAGTATCCAGCTTTCTTTTTATTTCTTTTAGACGCTAACATACCAATACCACCAAAGGCTAGAGAGGTAGTACCCATAGATATAGATAGCTCGCCAAAGAACCTATCATCCATACCTTCAAATATATCATTACCGTCTATTAAGTTTGATATTGGTTGGTTTACAACTTCTTCAAAAACCTCACCCATAAACCCGTTCCAACCTATACCGTCTTTTGTTCTTTTTAAAAAGTGCTCTGCTGCTTCGTTAAAGCTAAGACCCATTTTATCCATAGCTTTTTTAATATATCTACTCACAACAAGTCTTTCTAAAAACTGCTTACCACCATCTGGTAATTTTCCTTTTAAATACTTACCAAACAAAGGAACAGCTTCACCCATTCTTTCAGTAGCAAATTCTGCCCACGTTGTACCGTATGCTTTTGCGAAAGCTTTTAATACATCATCACCTTCTTCAGTTATAGCGGCAATCAACTCGTCACCCTCGTCACTCATCATCAACTGCATTTCTGGAGTCATGTTGTCATACATCTTAGATATATAATGGTTTGGATTAGCAGAAGTATGAGCTAACGTACCAGTTAACCAAGATGCGAATTTAACAGCGTTTTTAGTAGCTGGAGATTTTGCTACAGAAAAACCTGATCCGACAACAGCCTTGGTGAGTCCCTTTAAAGCGGATGCTCTAGCTAACGTAAAGGCGCCACTCGTTAAAATAAACTCACCAACGTAAGGTATCATGTCAGAAGTTAATCTACCCGCGCCATAAGTCCAGCTAGACATATCTTTTATTTTTTGATCTGAGTCAGCTTTTATATTATACAGTACTAAAATATCTTTTTCTTGATCTGACAAACTTTCCCAGCCATCTCTATTTAATTTATCAGTAATTTCTAACAACTGTCTTTTATTAGCTATATCACCAAAGTTACCAAGTATTGGAAAATATTCATGCGCTGGTTTAGATTTAAAACCCTCCCAAAAACTATCTACATCTCCTTCTTCTAACTGCTCTTGTTTTATTATTTTTTCAGCAGTTTCAAAAACTCTATCGGCACCATCATAAACTTTTCCAGCGTCAAAATAACCCTCTACGTTTTCTGAGCTACCATCTTCATAGGTCATAAACACAGTGCCCGTATAATCTCCAGCGTCAAAAATATTATCACCTTCAGACCCAGCTAGCAATATTTTTTCCATTATCTCCTCGTTATTATCCGATATGGTAGATAAAATCAACTGTCTTTGATAGTCGGACATGCTACCGTCTTTATTGTGCGAAAGACCTAAACCAGACTTGTCGTACATGTAAGTATAAAACTCGTGTTTTCTTTGATCTAGAAAATCTGCCAATCCATACTCATCTTGATCTGAGTCTCTGTACTCTTCAGTTAACTTTTTCTCAAACTTCTTCCACATAGAATTTATTATACCTAACTGTTCTGTTCCAGATAATTTTGCATTTTCTTCTGTGTGTCCTAATCTTTTTAATGTAGATACAAAGGCATTACCAATACTGTTTAAACGTTCGTTACCTATTAAATTATAACTAGGTTTATATTTTTCTTGAAAGTTTTTTACTGTATTTTCATATAATTGCTCTGTTTCTCTTCTTATGTCTTTTACATTTTCGTTTTTAGAAAATGCGTTTTCAAATCTAAATTGAAAATATTTATTTAAATCTTTTTTAGATATATTGTCACCAGCTTTATAACTATTCCAATTTAAATCCTGTAAAACAACTATGTCACCGCTCTGATCTCGCTCAAATAAACTTGTTAACTCTACAGTTAAATCTTCTGTTATTTCATTTTTAATAGATTCTGTTTGCTCTTGAAAATACTTATTAGTATTCTCTAGTATATCTTCATTTACTATTTCAAATTCTTTTTGAAAAGTTGTTTGGTTAAAATCTAAATATTGTTGTTGATCCTGGTACTTATACTCCGTTGTCCATTGTTCTCTAGCCTTTTCAAGCTTTTCATTATAAAATTCAGATTTTTTGAACTCTTCCATTAAATTTTCTACAGTAGGTTCCTTACCTTCTTTTATTAATTTTTTAGCTAATTCATTGTTAATATGGTTTAGCTTTATTTTACTGTAAAGATTCCACTCTAATCTTATTTGTGCAGGCGTATCGTTTTCCCAGTCTAAATAAACCTTAGCTGTATTACCTTCTTCGTCTGTACCAAGTCTATATTTACCTTTGTAATCTTCATATACTATATTAACTTGCTCACCTTCTTTTTGCCTAAACTTAAAAATTTTGTTACCAATATCTTTTTGCTCTATAACATATTCTTTATCTACACCCTCCGCTTCTATGTCTTGGCCTTGCGTTAGAAAATCTTGCTCACTAAGTTCTGATACGTCAACGTCAGGAGAACCAGCATGGTAGTAAGGATTTTTAAGGTATTCCTCTGGGTTTTTATACAATAACTTTAAATTATCTTCATTTAAACTTTCTGACGATATTTTATTTTGAATTTTTTTATGTGTTTTAGTAACATAATCTCTATTTATCCAACTTTGTTTTTCTTCGTCTGTAGCCGCTCTTTCAACACCGTCATCAGTAACATATCTATAATCTACATTACCTGTTTCTTTCCAAGTATTATTATATTTTCCAGAACCTAAAGAGTACTCTACTCTTTTAATTACGTTTCCGTATTTGTATTCTTTATATTTTTTTTGATTAGAAACAACGTTTTCTGACTCTTTATAATCACCAACGCTCCAGCCGTACAACTCGTTTTCTTTTTGTCTATTGTAAGCGTATGTACTACTTTTTTCAGCGTTTTGATTAAGCGAGCCGTCTTGTATATTTAGTATTTTAGCCTCTTCTTCGTCTGATATTATATAACCACCATCGTATTTCTTTTCCTCAACATCTTCCTTTTCATCAACAACCCCTTCGTCGGTAATGATTTTATTTTCAAACTCCTCTTTTACTTCTTGTTTCTTTCTTTTTTCTTTGTTTTCTTCTTCTATTTTCTTGAAGTTGATAAACCCAAACCCACTGCCGTCTTCATTGTTTTTATAATCATGCATTTGGTCAGCAGTTTTTAAACTACCATCTTCATTCCAATATCTTTTATCGTACCCGTTTTCGCTTTTATGTCTATTCTCCCAAGGTTTTAAATCTCCCTTAGGGCCTTTTTTGTTTATTTCGTCAATAGTTGTTTCCCAACCATCTCCATATAAATCTTCATAACTATATGTTTGATCTGTGTTTATTGGTGTTGTTTTTGATTTTTTATTAACAGAATTGTTAATTTTAGTTGAAGTATTTTGAGGTTTAAATAACTCTGGAAACTTACCATTAATTATATTCCAATTACCACCATAATAAAAATTGTTAGCAGTAGAAACATAATCTTTTAAGACTTGTTTATCAAAGTTGGCTAACTCCGGAAATTTACTGTTAATAATATTCCAATCACCTCCGTATTCAGGATTGTTAGCTGTTTGTACGTAGTCTTTTAATACAGTCGTTAAATCACTCATAATTATACTATTAAATTATTATCGGCTATTACCGGTTGATGTTGTAAATCCATAGTAGCTGCTATTAAATTTTGCCAGATCAATTCTTATTCTCTCCTTATCATCTATTGTTACACCATCTAAAGCTCTTAATTGACCTATATTTCCTCCATCGTCAATAAAATCCTGTACATCTTTTTTATTATAAGCAACCATCTCTTTTAAAGTAAAAGATTTAGTATTTTTGTAAAACAATTGTTTTTGTCGTTTAGTCATAAAATCTGCAACTAAACCTCTACTAAGATTAAAATCAAAATTACGCGCATCAGGCTGTGTTATTGTTTCTATAAGTTTTGTTCTAGCTTCTTCTGGTGTTGACCCAAAGTCTTCCCAAGTTACAATTTTATTTCCATCTGTGTCGTACTTAACAATATTCGACGGAGAGTTTAAATAAGTTTCTGAAAAAATAGTATTTTCGTCATGTATTTCACTAACGTCTCCTGTAAAATCTAATATGCCATCTCCGTCTACATCTTCGTCACCGTACTCAGCGCTTAATCCATCTCCAATAGAAAGCTCGTTAAAATCAAAAAACTTCATCATGTCTGGATGTTGATCTAAAGATTGTTCAAAAGTCATATCTCCGTTAAAATCATCTCTTAGTAAATACTGAATATTTTCTTTAGTAACCTTATCTAAGTTTAACTTGTATTGATTATCTTCATTAAAATCTTCTTTACTCTCACCGTTTCTAAACATCTCTCCATTTTGAGCTGTTTCTTTTTCTAAAGTTAAATAAGACTCTTTAAATACATAGTCTTTAGAAACTACAGATTTATTATAATCATCTAATGTAAAATATTGTTTTTCATTTGGATCATACTCCGGGTTTTCTATTTGCTCACCGTCATCAGTTTCTAAATATTGAGGTTTGTATCTAGGGTTATTCCACACAATTTCACCATCTACAAACTCTGCGTTTTCTTCTTTACAAGCGGCCACGATTCTTTGTTGACTTAAAGACAACACTGATAAATCGCTAATCCCTTCGTTACCAGTAATTACTTGAGCGTTGTTTAAAACACCTTCTTTAAACGAACCTATATTAGTAGATAAAGTATTTAATTGCATTCTTAATTCAGCCGCCTTTTGTTCTTCTCCAGATCTTTTAGCTTCCGCGTATTGGTTTCTAAGACTTTCTACGTGGCTATAAACTTTATTAAAATAACCTTTAGGTAAACTACCAGACATGTTAATTACATTAGTAGCATCTATTTCTATATCTTCCATTAGAGCCTCTAGCTCTGCTTTTTCAGCTTCTTTTTTAGCTTCATATACAGCTTTTGTAGCAGTGTAACCTTCTTTAGTTTTAGTCAAAAAATGATCAAGTAGATTCATGTGCTCCATCATATTAGGCTTAGATCTCGCTCCCATATATGCAGCGTTGATCATTGATTGTTCAGCTGTACCAACCCTTAATTGAACTATATTTTTCTTATCGTCTGTGTTTTGTGTGTCGTATATATTTTCTGCCATATTATATTATTATTATGAGGTTCCTCCAAAAAAGCCCATACCCTCTTTTCTTGTTTTCCCACCAAATGTCTTACCTTCATCCATCATTGAAGAAGCATGCCCACCTAAGCTACCTAATCCAGATCCTATATCTCCAACCCCAGACATCATAGCCGCTTGAGCATCTGCTACATTTTGGTTTTCAGCAGCTAGTTCACCCTGTGTCATACCTATTTGAGTCATCATTCTATCTCTCTTTAAATTTTCAACCTGAGCATCACCCTGTCTTTGTAGCTCCTGTATGTTTCCAGCTTCTGCTCTTTCAGCTTTTTGATTAGCCGCTTCTTGAGTAGCTATATTAGCCGAAGCCATTTGAGCTTCTTGACTGGCTTGGTTAGCCATTGTTTGTGCTAACGCAGCTATACCACTACTACCAGCCGCGCCACTCATATTTTGCATAATGTCAGCTCTAGCTTGTTCAGATTTTTGAGCGGCAAAATCCGCCGCTTGGGTATTTACAGTTAGGTCTTCCATAGTGTTTTCCATGTTAGCATAAGGATTTTTAATTTCCTGGCTCATATACTCGTTCATTTGAGTTGTAAGTTTAGATTTAGCTTCAGCCTGCGCTGCCTTTGCCTTTCTTTTTTGATTAGCACCCATTACTAACTTAGTAACGCCTGTACCAATTCCTACCGCCGCTCCTGCTATTACAAAACTCATAATCTATTTATTTTTATTAATATATTCTTCATAATCTTCAAATGTTAAAGAGACAATTTCGTCTTCTAATTTTTTAATATCTTTTATATTCTTTGGGTTTTTATGTACGTTTACAAATGTAGAATCTTCTATAGCATATATAACTCTTTTGCTACCTGGTTCTGCTAAGACATAACAAGGAGATATAAACTCTTCTATTGTTTTTTCTGTCGCTATAGCTAGTTTTCCTGTTAATAAAAACCACACGTGCAAATGATTATGTATAGCTCCTACAACCATTGACTCCGCTTTCATATCCATTTGTCTAATATATACACCGTCAGCAAACGTGTGTTTTAAAGGGAAGTTCTTGCTGTGTACTATAGATTTACCATCTCCTTCAATATCTACGCCGTCAGCTTTTTTTATTAATAAATCTTGTAGCTTTTTTATTTCTTTTCTTTTACTAAGAACTATATTTTCACTCATTTAATTTAATTTTACTATAACAGTATAGTTACAGTTTTTACTATTTATTTACTACTTGGTACAACATCTACAGATATAGAGTACATTTCTGATTTTTCTGTAGAATTATTTTTTATTCTAAACTTAGCAAAATAACCAAGCAAGGTAGACATGTTAACAGTTCTATCTTTAGCAAACATAATAAAGTCACCAGCAGAGGGCAGTGCTGTACCAGACGTGTATTCAACAGTTATAGTGTTTCCAGATATATCTGTAACATCACCCAATAACACTATATTGGTAGTAGTATTAAAATTACCAGTTGTAGTTGTAGGCGAGTAATATATTATATCTCCTATCTGTACTGACACATTGATATTGTTATTAAATGATAGTGTAGTTGTTGGCATAATTTATACTATTGTTATTGATATTTTCCCTTGAGTTAACGAGCTTGTTTGCGTTGTGGGAGATTGAGCGTCTGTTGTTTTATAATAAAAAAAATCTGTGTGCCCAGCAACCATTGCATCGTTAGGCGTATATACAACAGATGCAGCGCCAGCGCTACCCATAGCTTCGTCAGCAGCTAGGTTTATCACGCCAAACTCGCCATCTACACCACTACTTGAAGTGCTATTGCTAGGCACTGAATGAATTTGATAAGTTTTTGTTTCTACGTTTTCGTCTATATCACCTGTTTGACCTAGATAATTGGTACATTGTTCAATTGGATTAATTGTTGTGGCTGTGCCAGCTGGAACATTTACATTTACTGGAAACGCGTTTGGTTTTATGCTCACGTACTCGTCAATATCTAATTCACAAGTAATATCAGCTATACCAACTTTAGCTACCTCCGTTACGTTTCTCATTGTTACAGAGGTTGTTCCGCTTCCAGTTGTAATTTTTGCATATATATTTTTAAATTCCCATCCATTTTTAGAAAATCTTAAAACATCGCCAATTTCTATTCTTTGTGCCGCTGATAAAGTAATTTTATTACTACTTATAGCAGATACAGTTATTTCGTCTACAATATTTTCTCCCTCAACAGAATAACCAGAAACTATATTAGTACCATCTTCCACAAACACAACCTCACCTCTAACATCTACAACGGTCTCTTCAACTAAGTTAGACAGCGCCCAAGCGCCACCAGTTCTAATATCCCAAGTAGGTATTGAATGTACATATACTAAATTACCACTTGCCTCTGTAATAGCGCCTGTTTGTTGTAAGGCTTTATCTACAACAGTTAAAGTGCCGCCAGTTAAAGCGCTTGCTATACTCAACGTTGTATCATCAGTTGTAGTAAAAGTTGCTGTTTTTGTTGCTTTTTGAAACAACGTTCCAATTTTTTGATCGTGAGTTAATGTTTCTTGAAGATTAGTATTAGGACTTGTTCTAATAAAAAAGTTATAAGAAGTATCAGAACTAACACTTGGTATGCTTATTTTTTTTTGATATTTTCCGCTAGAAGGTATTAATTGCTTTTTTAATATAAACTCTGTAGACGAAAAGTTATTTGTATCAAAATTATAATACTTAGTACCTTGCTTTACATACAATTCAAACTCAGCCCCATTGTCTCCGTTTACTGTTATTATTTCTGTTCTAGCCTCAGATGTTGTTCTCTTAGTAAATGCCATTGTTATATATTTACATTAGTTATAGTAAAATTATTTGTGACTCCAGTATCAATTACACCTCCAGGTGTTCTAGCGCTTTGTGTATCTAACTGTGTTAAAGGATCGTCATCTTGACGGTCTATATCAAGTTTAACGATTAAATCAACTAAAGACTGTATAGGTGTAGTTTGATTCTTACCCATGTAAACATGTATAAAAACTAAATTAGTAGCACCAGAAGGCGTCCAGTTTGGATCGTTAATAGTGTTGTCTGAATCTTCTATAACAACCTTATAAACCCCATCAAATTCTACAAAACCTGAAACTGTTGTAGTGGAGCTTTGGTTTAAAGTAGTAGGTACCCATTCAAACCTAGATGGCCACATCGTGTGAGAATTAACAGCTCCAGTTCTGTTTAAAACCATAATTGGATTATTAGCATTACCTATTTTAAATTCTCTAGCTAATATATCTACGCCAGGATCAGGAACAACAGTTAGTTTAAAACCATTTAACGGAGGAAATACATCGGGGGCATCTAAAAATCCCACGTTAGTTCCTATTGAGTTTGTTGTTATTGGTGTTATAGTATATTGATTCATTTTTTATATTTTAATCTGTGTCTCCAAGGTCTTGTACTGTTATGTTGAAAGTAACCGGCGTGTATACACAACTTCCGTCATCAATGTCAGCGTTTGGATTATAATTTGTAGCGTTTACATCTGTACAACCAGGCACTGGTGACGGTGATGGTGGAGGTGGATTACTTGCGGTTGTAGTAGTAGCTGTAGAAGTCGTTGTTGTGGTAGTGGTAGTGGTAGAAGCTGTATCTGTTTGTCCTGATGATCTTATAGAGCTCAACACTTCTATACCTTGAAAGTTAAACTCAGAGCTATTTAAATCGTTAATAGTTCTAGTTGATTTACCTTTCATAACTGAAAACCATTTACCTTCTTTTTCTTTAAATTCCATCTCGCTGGATTCTTGTAAATCAGTTTCGCCACTTTCTACATACCAACCTTTCTTTTCTTGTAAATTATAATACTCACCATCATCAACAACAAGGGTGTTACCAGCAGAATCTACAACAGATTGAGTTAAAAATTGAGTTATTTTAGCTTGAGAACCTTCATACTTCATAGATCCAAAACTTTTAACAATGTCTGATTCAGCGTTAAATACTATGTCTAGATAAGAATCATACTGATCTCCATAAAAATTATTATGTACACTGTTGTTATGATGCAACCATATCCTACCGTTTTTAAATGTATAATAATTACTATTTATACTAACACCGTTTTCAGGTATAAAAGATTTAAAACTAACCCAACCTTTAGCATTTTCACTAAAAGAAATAGTTTTATTACTGTTTACTAACGTTAAATTATATTCTGACTTTCTATCGTCAAAACTACCTAATAATACACTATTGTTTTTTAAATTATTTTTAAAGTAATCACTCATACCGACCTCAGATATAGGTGTTATTCCATCTCCAGATAGTCTTAACACTTTACCTCTTTGTTTGTCTGTAAAATACATTCTAAAAGACTCCTCCGCATAAGATTCTGGATTTGTAGATATACCAAACTCTCCAGCAAAAGTAGTTACGTTACCCAACACGGCGTTAGAAGCGGTTAATTGAGGATTGCCATCAGCGTTGTATAAAGCATCTTTATTAGCTATTATTTTTAAAACTTTATCTTCACAAAAAGCAACTAAATTGGTATCCCTTGTTTTTAGCTTTTGTATACTACCATAAACAGGATTTACATCTTTAGTTATTTTTTCCGCGGCTATAAATTGATTTAAATTGTTAACACCACTATTAGAGTTATAAATACCAGAATATATTAAGCCATTCGTTCTATACTCTTCTTTATAAGGTGTTTCTAAAACAGTTGACACTCTCACACCTTTATCTAATCTAACTGCATTAAAATCATCTCTAATTCTATCTGATTCAACTCCATTGCCAAACGTATAACAATTAAAATAAGGTAATTTAACTTTTGTGTTTGTTATATTTCTATCTAGTTTTAACAAAACAAAATCACTACTGCTACCAACGTAAAACGGAGCTGTTCCATCTTGAAAATTATTACTTGTGCTCCATCCTGAAAAATAATTTATCCTTGCGGTTGTATAACTTCCATCGTGTCTTGTAAATTTTAATTCAGTGCCTATAAAATCTAAGTTTAAATTATGAAAGACGGAAGCTGTAGGGGCGCTACCTCCAGGCGTTGATGCGCTATCACCTAAAACTGGGTTAGTTGATGACACAGCGCTAGTATTATCTATTATACCTATTTCATCAGTTTTAATGTTTAACAATAACGTGTTACCACCGTGTCCAGTTGGACCCCAATCGTATAAAACAGTATTTTCAGGAAGATACAAACCTTGATCTCCTACAACATCAGAGCATGTAACTATAGATCCGTAAGGCGCAAATAATTCATTTGTTTTGTTATCTAAAAAAGTAGGATAAGCTTGACTAGCCTCGTAATAAATATCTATTCCTTTATCTTCTTTTGGCTCTGTTTCCCATACTGCTGGATTTTCTGTAAACACAGGCTCTTCATCTCCAGTAGAAAAATCAACTATTTCTAAAGTGTTAGACCTCATAAGCCCAGACGCTACTGATTCTGTGAAAGTAGCATTTTGCCCTAAGGAGTGTAACGCAGTACTTGCATGGTTAGCTGTGTAACTAGGCGTGTAAGCTGAGCTAATATTATCATAGTCACCATAACCATATTTAGTTGGGTCCCAGCTAGTGTAAGAACCAACAGTTGGTGTGTATTGATTTTGGTAGTTAAATGGATACAAACCCTCTTCTTCTGGAAAAAACTCATAAGTACCACTGTTGTCTTGCGTGTCATTTAACCTCCATCCAGTTGTTTTAAATTTTATATATAATCTAATACACTTGTTATTTTTTTCTTTTCTTTGTGAGTTTTTTGAACCGTAGTTTAATATACCAACACCATTAGTGTTACCACTAGCCGAACTAGTGACAGACGATATTCTGTATATATGTTGAAGAGGATCTTCTTTCCATCTAAACTTAGTATTGCTATTAGATATCTTGGTTAAAAAATCTTGATTAGCCTGCTTGTTATTAGAAACGTCATAACCATTTTTGTTTGTGTCTTTAATTTTTTGCAGAGTTAGCTCCATGGTGCATTCTAAACTCTTTTTAGCGCTATTAGCACCTCTACCGCTTGTTATGTCATCTCCAATAATTCCATAACCATCATCTTCTGGATATGGACCACTTAAACCTGTTCCACCACCCGTACCAACTTGCCCTCTACTAGCGCCGTCAATGAGCCATCTTTCGCCAACTGAGCTCCAAAAAGCATCGTCTGAATTTGATTGGGTAGTATTTAAATAATACTGCTGTATAGTTTGTTGAATATTTATACTAGGAGAAGGGTTTGCCACACTTCTAATATTATCATCTATAGAAATATCTCTTTTTATTTTTACAAAAAACCTACCATTAAACTCTGATTTATTCTTTACTACTTTTCTAGCTAACTTTATAGTTGGCGTTCCAGCTCCAGTCGGTAAAATAGAAGTTATAGTACCCGAAGCATCAGTGTTAGTAGTTGAAGAAGCCCCTATTAATGGTTTTGATAAGTTAATTATTAAATTTGTATCTTTATACATATTAGCAACGTCTAACCAACCTGTTCTACCACTAGTTGTAGATATATCCAATACAACGTTTTCAAGTGGCCAACCTATAAAACCAGTAGTACTACTAGTCGCCCCACCATCATTGTCTAGTAAACTATCATAAAATACTGTTTCAGTCCAGTCTGTATCACCTGCGGTACTACTCCAAGCTATAGTTATTTTATCCGAACCAGGTGTTGCAGTTGACACGGCTACATCGGCCTCTGTTCCGTATAACTCATAATCAGTTTTTATATAATCAGGAGCTTCATTACTTATATCTATAACTTTATATTTTACATCTTCATAAATAGCATCTTGATTACCGGCTTTCTTTTTTAATATTAAAAATGTATCTTCTTGTATTTTATTTCTTTCAGCTGATGGAAATGACAACCAAATATTTCCATCTTCAGCGTCATACCATTTGTCCATACAAACATTGTAATACTCATTTGAAGTTTCTTTAATAAAGTATTTATATGAATGAACCCAGCTAGGCGTTATGTTTTGTAAGTTAGCTACAATAGAATTTTTGTGGTCACTTAATTTTTTAGGAATTGTAAAAGAAGAATTTGTTGAAGTAAAAACAGGTGTTTCTCTACCATACTTATCTCTGTAAACAACCCCTACCTCATAATTTCTTAATGATTTTAAAGATTTTTCGCCAGTAATTCCACTCTTACTTTCAGATTGTGTGTTGGCTACTATTTTTATTTTAGTAGCTAATGATAATACCGGAGATGAAGTTGAAGATGTTGCCATATTATATTAAGTTGTAATTTTGTAAATAATTAGCATAGACAATTCTATTGCCTACAATTTCTTGTGCCTTAGCGTTTCTAGGAACATTATCCCATGGTCTTAGTAATTGATTAGAAGCAACAGCAGCTCTAACCATTTCTGATGTTATTCTTATAGCCCCTTTGGTTCTAGCATATTGATAAGCTCCGGCTGGCAAAGAAGAAACAGTAGAAGGAGATCCGTACGCGTCCCATTCGTCATCAGTTACCTTAATATTTTTAACGGTGTATATATTATTAGAGTTAGATTCCTTATATAATATATCTACTTCTAAAATATTTTTAGGTAAAGAATCTAAATCTTCAATAAAATCCATTATATACAAACTTCTTAATGTGTTTACCATACCTGTATTATAGCCTTCTTTAGGCACATAATTAAAATCACCTGGTAAAAAAGCTGGTTCTGAAAAGGGAGAATAAGCTGAATATTGGTTGTTAACATATTTATATCTATAAGCAAACCTTGGAAATTTAAACTCATACAAAGGTTTTTCTTGTTTTAACATAGAATAAAATAAAACTGGAATTGGATTTCCAGCGCTTGAAAGAACGTTTAAAGCTCCATCACTTGGGTTTTCATTTATCCAGTTTATTTTTACTTTAGCGGCACCAGTGTTGTACTCTATAATTTCTATAATAACCTCATAATTATCAAGATCTCCATCGATAAAATCTTCAAATCTTCTTAATATCACTAAGTCACCAGGTAAATAATCGGGTATTGTACCTGTAAAAGTAATTTCTTTAATAGTTCCAGGTGAAAGAGTTTCATCATTGTGATCAATAAACACTGTTGAAACTTGACTACGTAAAGAAGATAATGTTCCGTCACTTTTTATTCTACCATCTGATGTGTTGCTAAGTATTAATGTCGGTGGGTATAAAGGTGATTTTTTTATTACAGTGATATATTCTTCAGATAAATAAGGTGGTTGAACTCTGAAGTCTATTCTATTAACACCTTGATAAGTTATAACTGTACCGTCTTCTTTTTTAACTGGTATTGTAGAGTGATAAGCACCACCTGGATCTGTTCCTTCTTTTATGTCTTTAATATTTATTCTTTTAGGTTCTTTGTTTCCATCCACATAAAACAAATGATTATCTAGAATATTCAAACCAGTTATTTTTGAAGTAGTAAAATTTAAAGTTCTTTCTGATTTAAATACAACATCTTGACCTACGTTAGTGGAGTAACCACCCGTAAATAAACTGTTTGAAGAAGAATTACTATCCATGTATACCTTCCAAGTATTCGTGTCTTTTTCCATGTACTGAACAAATAATCCATCTGAAAAGCTTATTGGTATATTTGAAAAAACACCTTGTATCTGCATGCCTGGCCTTACGTTTGTAATGTTTGTAGTATCGCCTTCGTCGCTAATAACAAGGTGAGTAGCTGGTTGACCGGCTTGATTACCAACTGTAGACGCTATTGTTTTTCTTACCAGATATTTATCTGCAACTACAACTCTTGCATTTTGTATAGCTAAATCATATTCTAAAATATAATCGGAATAATTGCTAGGGTCGTAAACTAAATAATATATTTTGTTGTTTTTTTCATCAGCTATAGAACCAACTATTTGAGCGTTAACACCAAGTTGATCTGTAAACGTGTTGTTAAAAGTTTTATCTAAGTTACCTTTAATAGTTTGTAACGTCCCAGCAGCTTTATCATCTGTTGTAGAAATTTGAACGTTTAAAGCGTCTCTATATTCTCCATTTGGTATGATTCTTTCGTCTAAATCTTTGTTCATTTTAGAAGAACCAAAACCTTGTTTTAACTCTGGCATATTTTAATGTTTTATAAATTTAGATTTACCCCTCATTATTTGAGTTAATTCTTCTATTTTTAAATTCGACAATCTTAATTTAGCTTTTCTTATTTCTGCTGATTTTTGTCTTTGAAAAACAGGTGCTAAAGCCTGCCCGTTCATTGTTGTTGAAAGTATAGCGTAAGCAATAGACTTATACATAGCTTCTTCAGCAAATTTATGTACAATCATTTCTGAATCTGTTCCTAATCCATCGCTTATATATTTTAATATTACAGTTTTTCCTGATATATTAGATGAAAAATGTATATTTCCTTTTAATTCATCTATATAAAAAGAACCGTTAGCTTGTGCGTGAGAGGGTTCTAAACCGTATCTTTGCCCCATGTTAGGCCAAAAAGTGTCGTCTTCATAATCATCTTTTATTTCCGCTGGTGTGTTAGATTTATATCTTGACCAAGTAGTTGATTGATCGTTTTCTATTAGAGAAGTTGTGTCATCAGTCCCATCATCGTCAGTGTCAAAACTATAACTACCATCAGAAGCTTGTTTTATAGAAAACGGATTTGATGTTTTAGAAGCAGGGTATATCACATGCTCTACACCAGCACCATCCGCCCAAGTTAGCTTAACATAGTTCACGTAATCTTGAGGTAATTGCATCGTTAAAGAAGGTGGTAGTTCTATTTCTTGAGATTTAGTAGATTTAAATGTGTCATAACTTAATTCTTGTATAGCTCTTTGGGCGTGAAAAGAAACATCAACTCTTTTTACTTTAGGTATAATTTTACCTTCTCCGACGTAAGCTATCATAAAGTTATTTATTATATTGCTCAGCGATATAAATTGATAACCACCAAAGTCACTACCAGTATAATAATCTTTTGCTGTTTCGTTTAATAATCCCATTTATTTTTTTTATTTTTGTTGTACTGCGTTTACTAATTCAGGTTTGTTTATAACTATACCTGCTAATTGTAATATTTTTGTAACCAAATTGGTTTCTTCTGAAATATGTAGTTCAAAATTATTTGCTGTAGCTGCATTATAAAAAGCTTGTTCGTTAACAACCACATAACCCCACTCTGCTTTTGAAGGTTTTTTAACATAACTACAAGAGACTCCACTGGTGATACTTGGATTAGATATTATTCTAATATTTTCCGTCCTACGCATATATAACGGTCGAGAATTAGTTGGGGTTGTTAAAGGTGAGTTGTAGTAATCTAATAATTCATTTTCGTTAATTTCTTGAATTTTTACGCCATCTTCTAATACACTAGTATTTGAATACCAAAGTGTTCCTAATTTATACATGTCTGATGGATACAAAAAGAACGAACCTACCTTAGTTAAATTAGACCGTGTTTTAAATAAACTTATTTTTTCGTTTAATGTTTTTATAATATCAGAGTATTCAGTATCGTTACCAACGGCCGCTTGCGCTTGTGCCATTTGTATAAAGTACTCTTCAAATATAGTTAATTGAGCTTGGTTAGCTAGTAAATTATATTCTTGAGGCGTTATATATCCCCTTTGTTCTTTATTGGCTATCGCCAAAACTCTTTGATATACTGTATCTATATTTACCATATTTTTTTATATTTGTAGTTTGCAATCGCCCCGTAGGGCGACTGCTCCTACAGTTAGATTATTTTAATCTTTTTTCAATATTAGAATAAATTTCCATTCCTTCATCAGTTTTAAACCAAGAGGCTAAAGCTGAGTATGGATGTTCATCAAATGGAACTGTCATTAACTTTCTTCCAGTTGATCCCCACATAAATGTTCTTTGGTCTGGAGATAATTTAATTATATCCATTTCAGTTGCTTTTATACCAAAGTTTCTAAGTTGAATGTTTTCATCAGTGACTAATTCTAAGAACAATCTTGGGTTTTTCTTAGCGAATAGTAACAAATCTCTTTTAAGCTCCTTAGAACTCAAGTCTGACACTCTAGAACCTATCTCTGCTCTCATAACAGCTTCCATCATATCTATGTCTAAGTTGCTTGCCGCTTGTAGCGCAGCCACTTCAAACTCTAACCAATCTAATTGATCCTCTGCTTGCTGTACTGGTTTCCACTCTTCGTAAGATTTGTCTCTATGAGGGTGGTATAAAGAAAGTAATTTTTGTAAAACTGTTTTCTCTCTAGGAACACTTAGCGCTCCATTTCTAAAAATTATATGAGATAATCTTTGATCTCCCTTCATTTCATCAACAAAAGCCGTTCTTTGGTTCTCACAGTATTTTAACTCTCTTTCGTAACCTTTTTCTTCGTCAAAATAATAAATATTTGCAGACTTAATCATTTTACTTAAAGGTTTTTTACCTCCTTTTAAATAATACATTCTATCTTTTATTTCCCAAGTATTTTTTTTTGGTGTTGGTAAGGGTTTTTCTTTAACAATCACCTTTGGTTGTTCTACAACCTCTACAACCTCTTCGGTTGTTTCTTTTTTTGTTTCTTTTTTCTTTGCCATAATATAATATATAATAAAATTAATAAAACAAAAGGCCGAGGCCGAAGCCCCGGTCTTTTAATATAATAAATGCTTAGTTCATTAACATGAAGTTATTAGCACCTTGTACAATTAAACATCTTTCAGATAAGTAATGTACCTCCATTGCATCTAAATCAGATGTAGTCGCTCCAACCGAACCAGTAGTCCAAGTTTTCATTTTTCTATCGTCTGATTGAGAAGATCTATATCTAACGTGTAGGAATGGTCTCTTAAGATTTTTTCCTAAGTTTTGATCATAAACAGAAGATACACCCGCTGGGATAATAACCCCTCTAACCGCGTTAACTGTATCCATAGCGTTTATAGAACCTCTAGTTGCAAAGTCATTTAAGTATTTCCAATCAGATTTATAGAAATCATAAGAACCTCTTCTAAATCCAGAGAAACCTAAATTAAGCGCCATGTCTTCTTCGTTGTCGAATACTCCGTAAGAAGTACCTCCAGCTCCGTAAGAATTCATAGAAGCTAACATATCGTCCATAGCTAAAGCAGTTGCTCTATCAACAAACATCATGTTTTCTTCAATAGCACCCTGCTTATCAAACTCAGCTAAGATAGCGTCAAATTCAGCTAAATCAGTAGCAGCGTTAACTCCCGTGATACCTGAAGTCATGTTACCTCTTGTTTCAATAGCAGAGAATAAACCTTCTGTACCGAAAGTATTACCAGCAGCTCCATATAATTCACTATCAAGTAGTGTAGAACCAGGTGTACCAGCAACAGATTCAATCATTGCCATTTCAACGTAATCAGTAAAACGAGCTCTAGTGTCACCTTCGGCTTTTAAGTACCATAAGTAACCATTTTGCCCGTCTTCTCCAGAAACTTCAACCCAACCAATTGCAGATGCATCAGAACCTGATACAGCGTATTTATCTTTTAAGATAATTGGTTTGTTAGAGAAAGAAGTAAATTGAGGTTCGTTTTGCCCTTCTCTACCGTTAGTTCCTTTTGCGTACTCAGAACCAACAACTAATACTCTAAGAGCTGAACCTGTTGTTGCTGTAATACCAGCAGCTGTAGCTGTGTTAGCTCCATAGAAACCAACAGAGATACGACCAGTAGCAGCTGCAACCGCAGTTACAACGCCTCTAGTAGTAGTGTTAGCGTCAGCCATTAAAAGGATGTCATTAACTCTAATACCATGATCGTTATCAGAATAAACATTAGTACTTTGGTTACCATCAATATCAGATACAATAGTAATCGTACCACCGGCAGTAGTATCTACCTTCTGTGAAACGTGAGACATTGTTGCGATATATGATAAATGTAGTCTACCTTGTTCTGACCAAACTACTTGGTCTGAAGTCATAGACTCCTCTGCTCCAACTTGTTCTAAGAATCCTGAAATAGTTCTGTTTCCAAAAACTTCAGCTTCCTTTTCCATTAAGTCAGGCAGATATTGTTGAGCCCAACCTGCCGTAGCAGTGGCTGTAAAATCGATGTAGTTAGAAGTAAGTGCTTGCTGTACTGGTGCCGGCACACTATTCAAACTACCTCCTGCTGTAATTGCCATAATTTTTAATTTTTAAATTTGTTATTTATTTTCGTTTTTTAAATTTAAACGTTGAGTTTGTTCTACTGTCTTCACCTACTACTCTAAACTTTACTCCAGAAGTATTTATAGCTTCTTCGTGAGATTGTCTAGGTTCCATACTTATGTTTTTAGATTTAGCAACGCTATCTTTTAAAGCGTCAGCTTTACCTTGTTCATAAAAATGATTCGCTATAACATCAGCGTTCATAGCGGTAAAAAGACTTTTGTGATAACCAGCAGCATCCTCCATTTGACTTTCTTTGTTCAAAAACTTTTTGACAAAGTTATTAATATCACTTTGAGATTCTTTTGTTTGGTTAGGATCTTTAACATTAAACCTATAGGTTTTTTCTCCGACTTTATATTCAAAACCTTTGAATCCATCATTAAACACCTCGTTAGTTTTGTTTAAAAACCTATCCTTTGCTTGTTCTTGTGTCTTTTCAGTAACTTTAGACTCTTCGTTATATCTATTGAAAAAATCAATCGCCTTCTGTTGTTCACTAGTTAATTTACTTCCAGCTTTAATTTCTTCGTAATATTTGGATTTCATCTCTTCCAATTGAGTTTTAGCGCTGGCAACTTGCTCTTTTAACGCTAGTTTTTTTCTTTTAATATCTTTTTCCTCATCAACCTCTTCATCGAAAGAAAATCTATCTTCCATCATAAACTCAATTTCATCTGGTTGTAAATGAGGTTTTGTGTTTTTATAATATTCTTTTAGTAAAGTTAAGTTATCCATTTCACTGTAATCAGTGTTTAACTTTACGTAATCATTTATATCTCCACCCGTGTCGTTCATGAAGTTTAAAAGCTTGTTAATTCCCTCTGGGTATTTTGGAGCAGTATCAACTTCTTGTTTAGCTGGTGTAGGTTTTTCTACTTTAGTTTGTTCTGTTACTTCTTCTAAAACGGGTGTATCTTGGTTTTCAACCTCTTTTGTTTTAACTTCCTTTTGCTCCTCTTGTGGTTCTTCAGGAACTTTAATTTCTTCAACTGTTTTAGTTGTATCAACCTTAACAATATCTTCTGCTTTTTTAGCAAGTTCTTTAAGGTCTACCTTCGTGACACCATCAGAAGGTTTTTCAAACTTTTTCATTTTAGGTTTTTTAACCTTTAACTTTTCGACTTTTTCGTCTACTTTTGGTTTTTCAGGGGCTGGTGTAGCCACCGTTTCTTTTGTTTTTTTTGCCATAATAAAATAATATTAAATAATTAGTTGTTTTTACTTAGGTTCAAAAGCGCCTAACCTCATGCCTCCACCAATAACGTCGTTACCAGAAGATTCAAAACCTTTTTTAGCTATTTGTTTAGTTAAGTCACTTTCTAACTTTTGATCTTCCATTTGAGACTTATGTTGCATCTGTCCAGCTTCTCTCATGTCTTTACGATCTTCTTTTTGATTTTCTCTTTGTTGTATCATTTGTAGTTCCATTTCCTTCATTTTCATATTTAACATGAATTCATGGTCCATTAAAGCTTTTTTAACTTCTGCTTCTGTATGAAGTTTACCTTTTGCTATTTCTCCTTTTTGCATCTCTAATTGAATTTCGTTTTGTAGAGCTGCTTGATTTTTCTGCATCTCAGCTTGAGCTGCTGCTTGAGATTGTTGAGCGTTAGCCTCTGCTTGCGCTTTCATATTCTCTTGCTGCATCTTCTGGTCTTTCTCCATTTTCTTCTTTCTTCTAATCTTTAAAAGTTGATTTGCAAGTTTTATATTTTTTATTTCTCTTAAATCAATTACATCTTCTAAATCTATAGTTTGTTGAGAAAGCGCTGTTTGTATATTGTTTTCTAATAATTGCTTTTCTTCTTCGTCTGGTGCTAATTCTAAAAATATACCAAAATCATACAAATGTAAATCGGACATCTCTTCTAGTGTAGCCACATTATGAGCGCCTATAGCTTGTATAAAAGCGCTTTTAGTAGGTGAATATTCTACAATATCTGATATTCTTAAAGATAACTGCTCGGCTATACTTTGTGTTATAAACGCCCCACCTTGTAATATGTGTCTTGTAGCGGTGTTACTATTAGCTGCTGCTAGCTTTTGAATACCAACTAAAGATTTAGGATCTGGAGTACTAGCGTCTGTAGCTTCGTTTAATCCGGTTGTATCTCTAATCATCTGTAAGTAATAATTATAAGTTTGAATTAAACTTTGCATTTTAGCTCCACCTCCTGATTGTATTTCTTGAATAGGTATTTTACCGGCATTCTGATCCCCATCAGCCGTGTAAGATCTACCAATAATACTACCAGTTTGGAAGAACATATTTAAGGCCTCTTGTGGGTTGTAATTAGTTCCATTACCTAAATCTATCTCTGCTAAACCATCAGCATCTAAATAAATACCATCAGGTATCATACGTGACATAACTTGTTGTAACTTTAAATGTGTTAACTGTATCATATCAGCAAAGCCAGTTATTCTACTTACTAAACTCTCTATTCGACCGTCATACATTCTAGGTGCAACTATAGAATAATTCATTTTAACTTTAGTAAAATCACTTTTAGGACGCATCATATTTTTTGACATGTTCCACTTAAGTAGCTTGTTAGTTCCCAATATTAAAGCACCTTCATATAAACACTCTATCTTTCTACTTAGTCTACTAAACCTTTCTTCGTTTTCTGGTGGATTAAAATTATCATCTTTTTCAATAATTTTCTCACCACCGCTCCCAACTTGTTTTACCTTATAAACCTCATTTTTAAATGTTTTGTAGTTGAAGTATAATATGTCTACTTTGTTTTTATCTTCATCTACATTCGTTTTACGGTTACCGTACCTATAATTATACTTATAATTACTTTGAGATATTTCTTCTATCTCATCGTTTGTTATATCTGGAAACTGTTTTATTAATTCGTTTATAGGTATTGATTTTACTTCTCCAACGTAATATATATCTTCAAAATAAGGGGAATCTGTGTAAGAATAAACTAAATTAGCCGGATCAACATAGTCTACAGTTACGCCTTCTGCAGTATTAAAAGATGTTTTAGCCGCGCCAATACCACAAACCGCCAAATCGTATATTATTCTTCTTCTATTTAAATCATACTTATTTCCGTCTAATAAAACTTCTAAAGCTTGCTCTTGAGCTATTTCAACAGCTTGCTTGTAACTTATACTCATATGAAGATCTAACTCTTCCTGCGTGTCTGGAATTTCAGCTTCTTCGTTTTGAGTAAAATCCATGTTTAATAGATTTTTAGCCATTTGATCAAATTCTTTAGCAGCCATATCATTTAATATAGACTCCATGTATTTAGTTCTTTTTTCAACACCAAAAGGATCTTGTGAGTAAGCTTTTAAAGAATATTGTCTTTCTGATATTCCATTAACAACTATATCTACAAACTTAGGTATAATTGGAACAGGTTTCCAATCTAAATTTAAATAACTTAAATCTCCATTTATAGATAATTCATCTTTATATTTCTGTATTGACTGTTCACCTCTAGCGTATAATCTTAGTCTGTGAAAATTATTAGAATGATTAGAATATCTATTATTTCCATTTCTCTCTAAGTCAAACCATTCTGCCTGTATAGCCTTAGCAACATCTAAACCATATTCGTAAGATGCTTTTTCTTTATCGCTAACTATTTGACTTGGAAAATTATGATTACCTCTCATATTATTTTTTAATTAATTTAGACATACCACCTTTATTTGAATATTTAGCGATATTTATATTTAGTTTTGGTTTCTCTACTTTTGCGTTAGGCACGTATAAATGTCTATTACACGCCATTATAGCAAGACCAGAGCTTATTGTTGCGTCAAACTTAGTTCTTTTCGTTATATCAAATCTACCCCAATCGTTTAACGTTCTGTTAAAATATATATTACCATAGTTACCATCACCCATATTTCCTACGTGTTGCTGTATATACATTTCTATTGCCGCGGCATGAGCCTGTTTTATATCTTCACTTGAGTTTGGTATGCCACCTATTTCTTTTTCTGTTACTGATAGTTTGTTCCACACTTTATCAGGTCTATTCATAGAATAACCTCTATAGCCTCTTCTTCTTAAGTAATATAACAATCTAGGTTTGTTATTCTCCGCTAATATTGGCATTCCGTAAAATACTAAAGACATTAGCACGTCTTCAAAAAATATCTCAGCGGTTTGTGGTCTAGCTATATATTCTAAAAAGAAGTGATTAGGTGGAGCATCTTCCATACTAAATTTAGTTAAACCGTGTAAAGCTCCATTGGATCCTCTTCCATCTACCGTTCCTGATATATCATAACTATCACAACCAAAAGCGCCCATGTGCTCATTAGCCGGATATTTTATTCCGTTTTTAACAAATATTCTATTCTGCATGTTACTTTGTGGAACCCAACTTATTTTAAATCTACCTTTTGGGTCTGGATAAAACATAACTTGTGTATCTTTTATACCGTTAACCCATTGAAAATTACCAGTACTTATATTACCTTGAGCCCCTACACCTTCGTTGTAATCTATTTGTTCGTATATTTTAACTAAGTTAAATATACTATTTTTAGCCTCATCTCTAAACGCGTGTTCTGTAGTTCTTGGAAATTGTCTATAAAACTCATTTAACGCATCGTGATCTTGCTTTAAACCCTCTACTTCGTTCTCCCAATGCTCTATAATTCCTATATCTATTAATTCTCCATCTGGGTCGAGCACATCATCACTTGGATTATCAAAAACTGGATGTCCGTATTCATCAATAAATCCCTCGTAGTTCCACTCCATTGGGATAAAGAGAGAATATAAACCAGACTTTGTCTGTCCATTTCTATTTCTTTTAGTGACATCTGAATCATTATAAAGCTTTTTAAAGTTATCCCCTCCTTTATCTAAAGCATTAGATGTTGATCCCATCATGCATTTACCAACTATTCTACTACCTAGTCTTAAACAGGTTTTTGTAACTCTCCAGTTGTTTAATATATTATCTGGTCTTTCCCACTTGCCGCTTTCATCGTGAACTAATAAATTAAGTTTTTCACCGTCATAGCTATTGTCTCCTGTATTTTTCCAATCAATAGTTGTGTCTAATCCTTTAATATCTTCGAGTCGCTCATTCGCCGTAATTTTCTTTCTCGTAAACTTACTAGCGGGAACACGATAAGCCAACTCGGATTTTGGACGATCCATTCCATCTTGTATAGGTTTAAAAAAGAACGGATAATTAATTGATATAGGAACAACTTTATCTGTAAACATTTTTTTAGCATCAGCACCTGTTTTTGATAATATACCATATCTACTATCACTTGATATTGTGGCTAAATTAACTGTTTCTGCACTTGACATAAAAGAAAATCCAGAACGTCTATTTTTAAGATAACACATTCCATAACATCTTTTATCTGCCTTACAAGCCTCCCAAAATATAAAAAACAATCTATTTGCTTCTCTAAAATCAGGGGCACCAACGTCAATTTTACTCCACTGTAGATACATGTAGTGTGTACCTGTTATCCAAGTTGGTTTGTTTTTATTTACAAACCAAAAACCTTCTTCTCTATATTTAAACTCACTATCAATATAGTCGTACCACTGTTCTTTTTGTTCATCTGGATAACCCCTCCAATCAAAGATATTTTTAATCCTTTCAAGCTCTTTAGGATACTCTTGCTTTACCCATTTATTTTTAGGGTGCTTATATATTTCTTTAGGCGCTTTAGGTAAAGCTATGACTAAATTTTGTATTTCTATAATCTCACCTATCACACCATTACGAGATAGTACGATTAAATCATGTTCCTTATTATACCCATACTTCCATTTTTTACCTCGATTCATTCTAGTAATCGTGGTTCTTTTAATGGGCTCTATAGTTTTAACTAACTTTTGCTCGTGCATTATTTCGATCTACCTTCTGCGAATCCTTTAAAAGTAGTTTGTTTTTTCTCTTCAGGCGCCTTGCCTTCAAGTAAGTTTTCTTCTTCTTGGATTCTATTGAGTATTTCAAACGCATCGAATATTGCTAGTTTTTTTGTAGCCGCAGCGTTTTTTAACCTGTCAGCACTAACATCATCTTCTGTATTTGTAATTATTTTTTCTTTAGCAACATTAATCAATTCTTCAACTGCTTTATGCCCAGCTTGGATTATAAGTTTCTTCGTTTCCTTCGTATTCATATTTAATTGTAATAAATTTTGTCATAACTCTATATAGTCTTTGCCCATCAATCACAAACTCATATTCAGAGTTTGGTGTAAAACCTATTAGTTCTTCCTTTTCGTAAGAACCATCTGTGTATTTAATAATACCTACTAAAGGTCTTTCTTGCTCTACGTTAAATTTGTCTTTAGATTTTAACGGTTGTACAAAACAATAACCTTTTAACGCTTGCCAATCCTTGTTTCTTTTGTATAAAAATATTTGATCTTCTTTTACAAGATAAGTATTCTCGTTAAAAAAACTTCTACTATTCTTTTCTTTACCTTTTATATCGTGCCAACGTCTAAATACGTTGTGATGCGTTACAATAGTGTCTCCAGGTTTTATATCTGTTTTAAAAGCTGTAGGAATAGATTTAACAATAGCTTCTCTATTTACAAACTGATGGTTATATATCTCCGTGTTAAGTATAAGATTTTTTTCACCAACTTTTTTAGCGTTATTGTATCTATTACCTTTTGGCTCTATAACAAAGTCAAAAGGCGCTCTCATTAGTATTCTAAATTATACTCTATAGATATTGCCATGTTCTTATTAAAATCTTTCCATGGTAATACATCATTGTTTTTTCTAATATATATAGAGTATTTATCGTCTTCCTCTATAATGTCTGATATAGTATGACCACCGTAAACCTCTTGACCTACAGAATAATGCATAGCATCATTTTTATAATCTTTACCTACAGTAATTTTTCTAATTAACTTACTCATTTCTATTGTAATTTATAGTACCATCTTTAATATTAACATCACTCGTTCCGTAAGTTTTTTCTATATCATCTCTTAACAAAGCCATTTGATTATGAAAATTATCAACGTAACGTATTAATTGATTTTTTTTAACCTCTAAAGAACCTATTTCTAATTGAGCTTGGTTAATATCTTTAATGATACTTTGTATTTTATTTAATTCTTCGTTTGTAACTTTTGAAGGTTTTTCACCTCTTAATTCTTTAATTTTTTTACTTGTGTTTTTTGCCATTTTATTTAATTTTAATTAATTATTTATAACCCGTGTTCACTTATTAAGTGGTTTTCTATATTAGTGAGTTCAGTTGAGCTACATAGTTTTTCATACAATAAAAACTCATATATTGTCCCATCAAAATCTCTATCAGGACCACTAGATCTTCCACCAAACTGATTTGCTACAAAAACTCCACTAGCAACAGGGTTTCCAGAAGAACTAGCCTGAGTTAATACACTTCCGTTTTTTCTTACTACTAGGTTTCTACTACTATCTTTTGTTATAGTAATTAGGTACTTTGTACTTAAAGGAAAGTTACCGCTACTTGCAAATTTTAACACAGCCGTTGTACCTGTTTGTCTATATCTAATTTGATCAGCGCTTTGCATTTCTAAAAATCTATCATTAGAAGATGAAGAAAAACCTAATATACAGTTTTGCGTATCATAACTCTGCATATTTAACACTATAAATACTGTCCATGGGTTACTACCACCTATATCTATACCTGTGGTTATATCGTAATGATCATTGTTATCTCCCTCAAATTGCAACCCACCATCTGCTACAGTTGCTTGATCTCCACCTGTGCTCTGCGTGATGTGATTGTCGTTGCCAGAAGAATCGTCCCATTGAGCGCTCGTGACTCCCACTCCATTATCAAGCCAAAGACTTAGATCGCTAACTTGAGATGGTGAAAACGTATCTTCTAATGCTGCTCCTCCTGTAATTGTATTTCCTAATCCTAACATATTAAGGTTGTGTTGTGTTAAATCCTGCTGTTCCTTGTAAGGTTGCATGGTATCCATTACCACTGCTATCTAAAGCATTACCTTCAAACTGATAGTAACCTATTAACCCGGCTGGAGTATAAACATGCTCGTTATTATATAAATATGTAGTTGTTAAATCTGGTATTACACCTCTATTGTACATCGCTCCTATATCATTATCGGTTTTAACTGTATTGTAAATAGCTACTTGATCTAAAAAACCATCAACAAAACCACCACTAGCATCATCATTAGATCCTATTCTAGCTACGTCCACAACATCGCTTCCCCAATTACTTGTCTGCGCAACTGTTTCCTTAAGTGTTCCATTATAATATATTTTCACCTCTCCATCTCCCTCTCCACTGCTTGTCCACGTCATAGCTAAATGAATCCATCCCTGGTTTATATAATCACTATGACTAAAACTAGCCTCGTTGTAAGTAGCTTCCTTATAAGTA